ATGGCAATATTTCCACGCCATTTGCGACAAATCTGCGACAAAATGAAGTTACCGACACCGCGTAAAAGAGGTGAGACATACACAATAACAGTTTCTCATCAAGGAAAGCGCTATTATTGCACCCGTGATACTGCAAAAGAATGTGAACAATGGGCTGCTCTCAAACTGCTAGAGTTAAAGGCTCAGAAAAAAATTGAAAGTGGTGAAGAAAAACCAAAATTTCTATTCCGTGATTTGAATAATAAATATTATCAGGAAGTAGGAATGCTAAATCCATCCAAATCATCAAGAGCATGGATTAAAGGGCAGCATAAAAATTTTGAAGTGAAATTTGGGGCATTAGCTCAAAAATCAATTTATGACATTACACCAAAAGATTTAACAAATTGGCGAAATAAACGGTTATCTGAAGTAAGTGAAAATACAGTATTAAAAGAAATATCACACTACAGTGCGATGTTTACATTCGCGCAAAAAGAACTTTTTTTGATTGATGAAAACCCTTGGATGCAAATGACAAAACCCAAAAAGCCAAAAGCTCGGGACCGTCGGATACATCCTTCAGAAATAGATTTAATGCTAAAGGCTTTAGATTATGAAAGGGGCAGTGTTCCTGTGTTGCCACAGCACTATGTTGCATGGGGCTTTTTGTTTGCAATAGAGACTGCCTTGCGTCGTGGTGAATTGTTGGCAATGGAAAAGAAAGATATTTATGACGGCTATGTTCACCTACCAAAAACTAAGAATGGAGATTCAAGAAACGTACCGCTATCTGAAGAGGCAAAAGAGTTATTAAAATTAATTCAGCATACTGGGCGCAATATTATCCCTCAGTCTGAAAATGCATTTCGATTAATGTGGGAAAAAAGAAAAGCGAGTATTGGCCTTAATAATCTTCATTTCCATGATACTCGTCATGAAGCTATTACTCGTATGGTTAGAGTCAGAAAGCTACCTGTTGAGGTGTTAGCCAAAATTACTGGCCATAAGAAAATTGATGTATTGGTTAATACTTACTATAACCCTGATGCAACCGATCTGATTGAAGCATTTAACGGATAAAACTAAGCCCGCATAAAGCGGGCATAAAATTAGTTTTTTCTTTTTGGTCCACGTCGGACCTTTTGATTTTTTAGAATTGCATCGGCCGCGTCGGGATCATACATGTGTTTGCCGTTAGTGCCTTGGTTAATTGAAATGCATTTAGTGCGTATGGTTTCATCTGAAAGGCCATATTTAGCAACAAGCTCTGCCACTGATACAAGTTTACGTTTTTCTAGCTTTAGGGCGGTAACTGTACCGCCTAAAAGCATTTGACCGAGAACAATTTGAGGGGCTGAATCTGCTTCAATCGTTACGATAAATTCAGGCATTATTCCCTCCATCTTTTTCTGCCAATTCATCCAAAGCTTGAGCAAACAATTTCATGCCTTCACGTAAATGACGTGCATACTTTTCTGGTGCTGGATCGGCATAGATGAAACGTCCACCATGTGAAACAGGTACAGGTGGATTAAAGCCTGCATTTCTGTACACGCTCATGATGTGCCCACCTAGCAAGGACTCCAGCTTTTGAACGGTTTTAGGGTCCTGTAATTTTTCAATATATGTAGCCATTACCAGTCACCTCCACTTATTCTCCCACTAAGAGCGTCGCTATTAGCTGCAACCAATTCTTGATGATGTGGTTGACCATATTTATCAGCATGCGAACTTCCAAGTAGTAATACCATGGCATCACTTGGACAGTAATATTCGGCATTTGGGAAATACTCGCGTACTTCATCAAGGAGTTTTGCAAGTGCTGTGTTTAAGCGTTTAAAACGTTTTTCAAAGTTTGGATTAGCTGTGTAAAGCAAATCGCTTGCATCTAATTCACCTTCAGCAAGAACTGCCAAAACTTCAGCTTCAGATAAAGCTTTATATTTCATGCTCTAGCTCCTTTAAAAAGGTAAATCGATTGCCCAGTTGATGAATGCATTGCCATCTGAATAAAGCAAATCACCAGTATTAGAGCAGTTCGGGCATTTAACTTTGCCTGACCATAAATAGCCTGTGTTTTGAGGCTCAACTTGTATTTCCATGTATTCCGAAAACTCGCATAGCGAACACGTCGTTGGAAATTTAATATTGAGGGTTTTTAAGTTCTCATTTACTGGATGGCATTTAATGCACATGTCTTCTAATCGGTGGATATGACCGCAATGACATTTGGTAATCGCTGCTGAATAAGCGTTGTAAGTTTTAAAAATTGCATAAGTCCCGTGATTTTCATCACCGCCTTGCTGCTTGAAATAAAAACCATTTGAGATTGCTAATTTCTCAAATCCTTTAAGTGTTAAACCTTCAAGATTGAGTGTTTTATTAACAAAGTCCTCAATAGCTAAATCAATGTTATTCATTTTTTTTCATCCTGTTCAATTTCCAAAATTGCTTCCTTGATCTTTTTATAGTTCTCGGCAGAACAAGGACGAGTGAAGTTTTTAATTTGTGAAATAAATGAAGGGGAACATTCTAACTTTTGAGTTAAGAGAGTGCCGCGGCCTGTGCTTTGATCAAGCCATTTGATCAATTCATTTATCTGCGCTCTAGTAGCTCGTTTACTACTTTTCTTTTCTGACTTTTTAGCCTTATGGTTTTTAATAGACTTGGTCATCATTTCACGCAAAGTTGATTGAGCACTGATTGGCTGATTGTTGAAATACCAGGCATGACCACTTTCACCATGAGCCAGTTTTTTGATTTCATTGCCTTGTGCTAACCAAGCTTCAACTTGATCATTAAGGCTTTGCTTAAAATACGAATGTAATGGGCAAATATGCATTAGAATCTCTCCAGGCAACTAACTAAGAGTTAGCCCGCCATTAACAGGCCAAGAATTGAAAAACCAAGTAACTTTTCCATTTTCATTCCATCCATGTAACGCAATTTGCTGTGTCACATTGACCAGAAATATGGCCGTTATGAGAGCTAATTGAATAAAACACTTCGCCTTCTTCACAGATCGGGCAATCTAAAGTGCCGTTAATGGTTTCAGCAGGGCGTTCTACTCCATGCTTATCGGTAATTACCTGGCGTACTTTTAAAACCGCATCGAACCAATTCATGACGTTCTGCCTCCATGAATTACCTGGACAAGTTGGCGTTGAGCTTCTTGTAAACGAGCAACCAACTGACTTACAGATTTTCCAAAAGGCACAACGATTGCTACGGTGCGCTTTTCCCAATCTTTCTTTGCATGCTGATAACCACCGAAATACACGTAAACGCGGACCTCTTCAGTGTGGTTATAGAGTTTGAAATTGATCTGTAGTCCAGGCTTAGAAAACATGAAGCAGCTACCCGCTAACTTCATGATTTCTTGTTGAACTTGTGGTGAGTTTTGAATCATTTTTATAGCCCTCAATAATAATCATCATCTTGGGAATAAAAATCTTCTTCTTCAGCAATGCGCTTATTCATCTTTTCATGACATTTAGAGCAGTGCTGATAAACAGGACCATGCATACCTTCTTCATAATCCCTATAGGAGATTAATGAAGGTTCCCTAGTTCCGCATTTGCATGTTTCCCATTGAGATGGGTCATTTTCCTTTTGTTTTTGATGAGCTTTATATTTATCAAGACATTCTTGACACATATTTGAATATTCAGCGCCAAAACTATCTGCTTCCACACAAATACGAGTTACTGCTTTACGGTCGTGGTGTCGATCGCATTCAGTTCCCCATTCGTCGTCCTGTACAGAGGTAAATTTTCCAGGTAATGATGCGTACATGATCAAGCCTCCAAAACCGAACCATGAAAAGCAGAACTTAGTTCTTCAGTCCATTTAACCTTTTCAACAAGGTTAATAAATTCAAGGTTATAAGCTGAATCAATGAAGGCATTTGCCTGGGCAATCGCAATAACGAGTTCATTGCCATTAGAGGCTTTTGAAATGTTGGAGATAGCGCATTTGATTTGATCAATCGATCTTTCACGATAGAAATCAAAATCACGCTTTGGCTGGGCAAAATCAGGGGCGAATAGTCGAGCATCAACAAGGATGTCGAATTGGGTTTTAGAAGGGTTATGTTTTTTCATGACTAAATCCTAAGTTAGATTAGATGTATTAAAACTAATCTAGCTTAGATTTTTAGTCAATCAATATTTCTAAGTTTACTTAGATTATTTTTTTTATTATTGATTTATAAGAATTTTTTTGGAGGTTCAAATTTACCCACATATTTACCTTTATAAATACAATTTTCTTTAAGAGGGATAATGTTCGGATGGAAATTCCCATTTAAAGCTTGTAAGTACATGTTTTTATTCTCTCTAACAAGAGCTTTGAATGTTGCTTGATCATCACACATTGCAACAATCATTTCACCTGTTTGAACGTATTCAAGTGGAATATCTGGATCGATACAGATTAAATCCCCATCTTTGAAGTGTGGGGTGTTGCTTGTGCCCTGAACAATCATATAAAAACTGTTTCTTCCTGCTTCTGGTGGGGCAGGTAACCATAGTTCAATTTCATGTGGTTGAATTGATCTTACATTGGTCCAGTTTCCAGCTTGAACATAATCGAGCACAGGCAGCATCCTTGTAATTGGTCTAAAGTCTTTAACAGATTGCTCATTATTATTAACACCATATTTTAAATAATCAATTGTAGTATCAAGGACCTGACACAAAGCCTCTAAATTTTCGTATTTAGGCTCATTTACGTCTTTTTCCCAAAAACCGACTGTTACATCAGATACTCCAACTAGATCGCCAAGTTTTACTTTGGATAATTTTTTTTCTTTCCTAAGTTTTTGTATACGTAAACCAATGGTTTCCATTTCTAAATCCTACAATGATTATCTAAGTTATCTTAGCTATTGACTATCGAAGTTAACTTGTGTCTAATAAATTCTAAGTTTACTTAGATTTTTTTGGTGACAGTATGACCCGTACAGAAGCTCTAGAGCTACTTAATTGCAAAAAACTTTATCAATTAGCAGAAAAACTCGAATTGACCACTTCTGCAATAGCTCAATGGGGTGATGAGGAAGACATCCCTGATTATCGTGAATATGAAATCAGAGAATTAGCGGCTGGCCGAGTTCCTAAGCGCCTCCAAAAGAGCAAGCAGAATTTAGTGCATGTAAATAATTAAAAAAATGAATGAAATCGGAGATTTTTAACATGGTTTTATCTTTAATCGAACGTCGTGAAAAAACTGTTATGTCATTAGAGCAAGCTTTGAAAGCTGCTGTTTATCGTCCAGGTGATGAATACCTAATGGCACAAATTGCCGAAAAGAATGGATGGAATATCAATACGTTCCGTAGCTCTATCAATCCAACGACTCCTACCCATAAGGCAAATATTTATCATTTCGAAGCTATTTTAGATGAAACAAAAGATAGCCGGATTATGGATAGTGTTTGTGCAATTCATGGAAATGCGGCTTGGTTTGAGTTGCCGAAAACTGAAAATTTAAATACCGCTGATTTTGTTATGAAAATAGGCAAATTGGCACAAGAGCAGGGTGATTTATCTCAATCCGTAGCTAAAGCAATTGGCGATGGATGCATTAGTGAAGATGAGTTAGCGGTAATTCGTAAAGATGCTTTTGAACTCATTCGAGTTGTTTCAACTATTTTGGCTATGGCTGAGGAACAACATAGAGGTGATCATGCCTAGAAAAAAGAAAGGGTTTGAACTACCCGATGTAAAACATGCTGCCCGTGGTCAATGGGAAGATATTTTTGCACGTTTTAATATTACTGTTCCTAAAAAAGATACTCATGGACCTTGTCCGTACTGTGGTGGTGAAGATCGTTTTCGATTTGATGATAAATATGAAAATGGTGATTGGCTTTGTAATGTTTGTACAGAAAGCAAAAACAGAGATGGCTTTGATTTAATTGGTAAAGTTACAGGTTTACCGTTTTCTCAAATCATTGAAGAGGTTGCTTCAATTGTTGGTTTAGATGCAACCAGTACTATCACGCCTCAAATGCGTAAACAGTGGGAAGAAGAAAAAAAAATACGTGATCGTATTAACCAGGAGATGAAGCTTAAAAAACAGCAACAAGTAGCTAGACAAGCAGCAGGTTTATACCGCAATCCTTATCCTGGTGAAACAAGCCCATATCTTGAACGAAAGCAAGTACCCGTTTTACCTGGCGTGAAGATTGATCATAAAGGGAATGTACTAATTCCTGCTTATGACACTGAAGGCTTCATGTGGAATATGCAAACTATATATCCGGATGGTGGAAAGTTTTTTGTTTCTGATGAAGAGGACCCAAATGGAAACAAAAAAGGTGGACGTACAGGCGGCTGTTTTTTCCTTCTCGGAACCATCGAGCTTGTTGACCCAATCATTATTTGCATAGCTGAAGGGTACGCAACTGGTGCAAGTATTCACTTGGCAACTGGCTATCCCGTGGCTTTGGCTTTTGTAGCTAACAACATTCCAAAAGTCGGTGCAGCTTTAAGAGAAAAATACCCGCAAGCAACACTTGTTTATTGTGCTGATGATGATAGTGCAAAAGATGATACAGGCATGAAATACGCTCAACAAGCTGTGGCTGTCACTGGCGGCATCGTAGTACTCCCTAAATTTAATAAGGTGGCATAAGTGAACCAAAACCAACAAGCAGGACAGCCACAAGCAACTTTCATCCCATCGGACTTCAATGACCTGCATTTGATGTTTGGGTTGGAAGAGGTAAAGGCTCAGATCGTCCAGGCTATTAATACGTCTATTCCTTTTTCCCCCGAACCCCCTAAAACCAACAAGCCCATCCATAGTGGGGGGGAAATTGAGAAAAATTCTCATGTTCCAATGGTTGAGGAAAATCTTATGGCTGTTGAATCGGGGCAAGGGAGTGACATTTCGACAGAAAATGATGCTGTACCTGAATCTATTCAAAAATTCATTGATCGTTATTACTTAATTGAAGCAAAAACAGATGTTTGGGATAACTTTGACAAAATCGTAATCAAGAAAAATGCGTTTACTGCTTTGTTGGGCCAAAAGCAATACAAATTATGGTTAGACCATAAAAAAGTTATTCCAAAATATGAGTTTGAGCACAATGTTAATATGGCTACTAACTTAACTATTCAGGAATTATTAGATAATTTCGTTGTCCTAGCAAACTCAGAGGAAGCTTGGAATTTAGTTGAGCGTAGGACTTGGCTTATTAAGCATATACGGATTGCGTACCCTAATATTTTTGACTTGTGGTTTAAGTCTCCAGCTAGAAAAATCATTCCCCGTCAAAACCTTATTTTTGACCCTAAGCAAGAACATGATCATGATGAAAATTACATTAATATTTATCGTGGATTGAACATTGATGTAATACGTGATCAGCATGGTGAACAATTGACTCGTGCAGAAGTCTATGAAGATTGTAAGGGCATCATGACCTTGATTAATGATCTTTGCGATGGGGAGGAGGAAGCAGTTCGATTTTTATTGAAATGGTTAGCTTTTCCCTTGCAAAACATTGGTGCAAAAATGGCAACTTGTGTGTTGATGCATGGTCATATTCATGGATCTGGTAAATCTTTAATGTTCGTTTCAATCATGAAAAAGATTTATGGTGAATACCATACAACAGTTGGGCAAGCTCAACTTGATAACCAATATAACGAATGGATTGAAAACAAACTTTTCGGTGTGTTTGAAGAGATTGTAGACAACAAGAAAAAACATAACGTTATGGGGATGATTAAACATCTCATTACTGGTGAAACGCTCTATGTAAGTAAGAAATTCGTATCAGGATGGGAAATGAATAACCACCTGAATACTGTATTTTTATCGAACAATACTCAACCACTACCAATCGAAGAAAAGGACCGTCGGTTCTTAGTGCTTAACCCATGTAAAGACTTGGATGGACCTTTGCATGAAAGGGTAATGCAAGAGTTAAAGACTAACGGTGTACAAGCTTTTTACACCTATTTGATGGGGCTTGATTTAACTGACTTTCATGAACACGTTAAGCCGCCAATGACCATAGCTAAAAGGACGATGATTGATTATTCGCGTGCAGGCTTTGACACGTTTTACCATGAATGGAAAAACGGTGACACAAAATTCCCTTATGTCTCATGTAAATCAGAGCAGCTTTATAAAGCGTTTGGTCAATGGTCCAGAACAACTGGAGAGCATCAAATCAGTATGAAAAGATTCATTATTGAGGGTAAGAAGCATGGTATTGTTCCAAGTGATAAGGCCAAGCATTGGAAGGGTAAGCGAAGTTCTGGACAAAATAAAGTCATTATCATTGGTGAAAAACCCAAAGATGAACAAGAGCAGCTTTGGCTGGGGTTGCAAATCGAACAATTTCAAGATAGCTTAGACGGGGTGAATGATGTTCCTGAAGCAAAATACGTACAATAAGAGCTTCCCATGTGAACGATGTGAATGGTCATGTGAACCATTTAAGCAAATCATTCACACGCTCAAAGCCTTACCTAGCAACGCATACAACAACCATGTGAATGATGTGAACCATTTTCTTGCGCGCGCACGTGAGAGAAAAAAACACCTATTGCTTAATTTAAATCAATTTAAATCAAATATTGTTCATAATGTAAACACAAGTGAAATCACTCTCACGCGAGAAAACACACATAAATCATTCACATCATTCACATGTAATACAATTTATTGTTTTTACTCATGTTTCTATGTGAACCATTGGTCAAAATCATTCACACAACCATTCACATCATTCACATGGAATTTTGAGGATTAAAAAAATGGAAAAATATTTACGTTTATTAAATCCCAAAACAACCAATTATGATGCAATCCCTTCAGGTAACCACGGTGCTTTGACTGCTGCGGACGTATGCATTGCTATGAGTTATGCAAAATTAACTCCTTTGCAGGATAACTTATTCCGCTTGAAATACTTGGGCGCAAACAACATTGAGAATGTGGAGTTATTTAGCAAGTTATTGCTTACAAAGTATCAAGATAAATTTATTCAAGCAGGTGTGAACATGATCTATCACTTGCCAATCGTTCGCGTTGCTTTGGTTGAGTTCTGTTTAGTATCTGCTGATTACAAACCTACTGAACGTAACCGGGAAATTATTTCTGGATTCAGTGATACAACTGTACGCAACCACATGAAACGCCACATTGATAATGTTTTAGCTGATCTAAAACAGGCATGTGAGTTAGGTGAAGAAAAGATTATTAAGCAGGTTTATTGCTCTAAGTAAACTTCGGTATTGACACAAAAGCAAAGTTAAGTTAGATTTCTTCACAATGGAAAACTGTATTAAACGCTGTAGTTTCCTTCAGAGCTGAAAAGCTCTCTTTCAAAGCCCGCATGACTCCCTTTGACATGCGGGCTTCTTTTTTGGAGTCGATGATGGTCACAGGTAGATTGATTATTGAAATGAAACCGTGGGTTTGTTATTCCGTCTATGCTCTCTATTTGATTGAGAAAAAGATCGGAAAACGAAAACTGACTTCAAAATTGATGACAAAACTTTTAGAGCGTTGCATTCGATTTGAAGAGATTGATCATGTCCAATCGTCCACCACAAAGAGCTAAGCGCCCATGTCTTGTGGGCAGTTGTAAAGATTTCGCATCGAACAAAGGTTACTGTGACCAGCATCAAAACCGAATCAAACAAAAAGATCGGGAGCGGGGCACAGCACACCAGCGCGGCTATGATGCCCGTTGGGAAAAAGAAAGAACAAAATTCTTAGATGAGAACCCGCTATGTGCGGACCATCGCAAGCGCGGACTTGTTGAAGCCGCAACGGTTGTTGACCATATCATCCCGCACAAAGGCGACCAGGTGTTGTTCTGGGATAAGAACAATTGGCAACCGCTTTGCAAGTCATGCCATGACCGCAAGACAGCAACCGAAGACAAAGGCGGCTGGTCATATCAACCACCAGTTACGCAAAAGCCAGTTGATTGTTATGTTTTTAAAGTTGGTGAGATGGTACAAGCTGCAACGGCTTATGCAATTGACACTTTGTCCTGTGGTTGGACTGATAGTTTTGAAATCAAATCAATCGAAGATAAAAAGATTGAAGTGCATGATGCCGATGGCTTTGTTCATAAGCTGCATCACTCACACTTCAAGGCGGTGACTGCATGAGTTGCGAACGAGAAGTTATATTGCTCGGTGATCCGGTTGTATATCGTGATGACATCAAAGGCTTTGATGAACTAGGTGTCGTTGTTAAGACTGGCTCATCATTCGAAGTACTTTGGAATGGTGAAACAACTCCTAAAACTACAATCTACGAAAGACTACGTGGCGCTCGACTTGATGAAGTCGATGCTGGTTGCCGAGTGATTCAAGGTGTGATTTATGAATGAGATTCCTAAACCGCCTCGACCACCTGAGCCAACAGAAGTAATAGGAAATGATTTCATTCCTAAACGTCCAGTTCCACCAGATGTTGCAAGGCCACCGATTCAAATTCTATATCCAGATGAGACAAGCTATTCTGATCGTTGGACCATAGGTTTTTATTGGGGCGCTTTTATCGGTTTTGGATTTGGAATTATTTTTATAAAAATCCTTATCAAACTTGGGTTTTAGGGGATAGGGGGTCAAAAGTCAAAAAGGCCCTCTCAGAAAAGACCGCCCCCCCATGAAATTTTTACGTGGTCAAAAGTCCATAGGGGGGTATACCTCTAATATTTAATCAGTTTTAAATTTTTTGGAGGTTCTTATGTCAACTATGGGTCGTCCACCAAAAGGGCTACAAGAAAAAATTCTTAGCGGCAGCCGTATCCGAACCGATCGGGATGGAGACGCGCAAGAAGCTAATGCATCGGTTGCTTTGGGAATGCCGCCTTGTCCTCGTTGGGTAAAAGGGGGCGCAAAAAAACATTGGGATACTTTGGGACCTGTATTAGTTCAAGCGGGTTTGCTGTCGGTTGTAGACGGTGATGTTTTTGGTTTGCATTGTGACAACATGGCTGCTTATGAAAAGGCCCTTGAAAAGCTTGAAGAGATCAATTCATGGGTGACTACAACGCCAAATGGTTTTGAAGTCCAGGCAGCTTGGTTGCAGGTGCGTAATAAATTACAAGAACAGATTATTAAAACTGCTGCTGAATTTGGATTAACGCCAAGAGCGCGGTCAAGTGTCAAGGTTAATAAACAACAGCAATTAGATTTGTTGGGTGCTGATGCTGGTCAGAAAGAAGAAAATGACCCTTATGCAAACTATTCAATTCGATCTAGTTAGTGAGTCTTTATGCGCGATTATTTCAAAATCGCACTTCAGTATTGCCATGACGTGCGCTCTGGAGTGCGAACGGCAGGGCAGCTAGAAAAATTTGCTGTTAAACGTTTCTTAAATGACTTAAATCGTTCCGGTATTCCTTTAGGTTCAGGTGATGAAGAGTTAGAAAAATTACTTACATCATTAAAGATTGGCACGAAGCCACCAGATATTAATTTTGAATTTAAATTTGATGTAGAGCGCGCACAACATGCGTGCTTTTTTATTGAAACCTGTCCCCATGTGGAAGGGGAACTAGCACGATTAAAGCGTGATGGAACCCGACATTTATTAGTGATGTCACCGTGGCAGGTTTTTGTCACGGTCAATATTTTTGGGTGGGTAAATTATGAAGGTTTACGTCGCTTCACATACGTCTATCTGGAAGTTGCTAAGAAAAACGGAAAAACTACGTGGCTTGCGGCTGTTGGTTTGTACATGGGATTCATTGATGGAGAACCAGGTGCAAATGTATATGCTGCCGCAACGACAAGAGACCAAGCCAATATTTTGTTTGGCGCAGCAAAAACAATGGTCGCTTATTCGCCAAAGATGCAAGAACGCTTTGGTATCACTAAGCAAGAGTATTCGATTTTCCAAACGACAACGAATTCGTCGTTTAAAGCGCTATCACAGGATCGGGACGGATCAAAGGACGGTTATAACGTTCACTGTGGCCTGATTGATGAATTACATGCTCATAAAGATTCGGGCATGTATGACATTGTATCAAACGGTATTGCTTCACGAACGCAACCATTACTATTTGCGATTACAACGGCTGGAAAAGATACGACATCGGTTTGCTATCGTGAAAGAAAAGTTGTTGTTGCAATTCTAAAGGGTGAAGCGACGCACGAAAGATATTTCGGCATGATTTTTTGCCTAGATAAGGGTGACGACTGGAAGAACCCTAAAAATTGGCCTAAAGCCAATCCAAACTATGGAATTTCGGTAAAACCTGAATATCTGCAAGGGATGGCCGATAAATGCAAAATTTCCCCTTCAAATGAAGCGATTTTTAGGCAAAAGCATTTAAATGAATGGGTAGGTGCGGTTGATGGCTGGCTTGCTGAATCTGTTGTGTCAAATTGTGAGGTTGAAATCTCCTATAAAAAATTTAAAGGCGTTGTAGGTTTTGGCGGCTATGACTTGGCAAGTCGATTAGACCTTGCCTCATGGGTGGAGATGAGGCCAGATTTTGAAGATGGAAAAATTATTTGGTATGTCTTTGCCCATAGTTACATCAATGAAAGAGTAATGGAGTCAACCGAAGCAATTAACGGTGAGATGCGACCCGATGATTACCCTGTTTGGCGGGATGAAGGTTGGTTGATTGAAACACCAGGCGCTTCAACAGATTTCAACCGTATCAAAGAAGACATTCTTGAACATCATAATGACTATCCATTTTATGAAGTTGGTCATGACCCATATCATGCTGAACAGGTAACTGCTGATCTACTTGATGCTGGTTTAAATGTAATTGAAGTTCCTCAAAGAACTGAATATTTGAACCCGGCAATGCGTTGGATTGAAGTTTTGATAGCTGAAAATCGCATACGTTTTTGCGGTGATCCAGTTTTAAAATGGTGCATTCTCAATGTGGTAGTTAAAGAGGATGCTAAAGAGTGTATTTTTCCTCGAAAAATTTCACGTGCCAAAAAAATTGATGCTGCGGTTGGGATGATTATTGCAGCTTCAAGGGCCATGTACTGGGATAAGGAAGAAGTATTTGAACTTGTGCCAGGCGAAGAGAATGGGAATTTTGATGATTTTCTGAGTGGTATGATTAAGGTATCTAGACGATGAGTAAAAACCGCAATAAAGCTAAAGGTCGTCAAAAAGATGACCTAAAAAAGCTGAAAGTGCGGGGAACTGGACCAATACAAGACAGAACGGGGACGACCTTAATTGATCGTCCCCGTTCTGCTGTAAGGACGGCAAAGCCCGTTACTTTTGATAGTGCAATGACGCTTAGTGCGGTTTTTGCTTGTGTCAAGATTCTTGTAGAGTCAGTTGCGACCCTGCCTATTCAAATGTTTAAGTTGAATGCTGATGGGAGCCGGACGGTAGTAAAAGATCATCCGGTTATTAAACTTTTAAGCAATAAACCCAACCGTTATCAAACTGCTGTCGAGTTCCGGGAGCAATTCATGCTGAATCTGGTTGCTGGTAATGCAGTTTGTAAACGTGATTATATTGGTAAAAAGTTGGTCAGTTTGCAGGTCATAAATAGTGGTTCTGTTGATTTAAAAATTAAAGATAACGGTGATCCGGTTTATGAGTGCCAGATCAATGGAAAAAAGGTTGAGCTGACAGAAAAACAAATTTGGCATGTCAAAATGTTTGGCACAGGTTTGTGGGGAATGTCACCCATAGCATATGGCGCTAGTTCGATTGGTGTTGGGTTGTCTGCTAATGATAAAACGACCCGATTGATGTCAAATGGTGCCAAGCCTACTGGAGCATTAAAAACAAAACGTATTTTGAAAGATGCCCAGCGAGTGACATTAAGAAATGAATTGGATATTTTAGTCAATGGCGATGATGGAGACATTGCAGTCCTTGAAGATGATATGCAATTTGAGCCAATCAGTCTTACCCCTGAAGATTTGGAGTTAATCGAAATTCGAAAATTATCGGTTGAAGATGCTTGTCGATATTTTGGAGTACCTCCAATTCTAGTTTATATGTCTGATGGATCTACGACATGGGGCAATGGTATTGAACAAATTATCGATGGATTCTACAAATTTGGTTTGCGCCCATATCTGGAGCGGATTGAAGAAAGTATTCGTATTCATTTGCTGGAGCCTCATGAATGGGATTTGTATGAGTTTAAATTTAAGACAAAAGACCTTCTTCGTGCTTCTTATTTACAACGTATTGCAGCAAATAAAGATCGAATTATCAGTGGTCAATCATCAATAAATGAAATTCGACGTGAAGAGGGTGATACACCTGATCCAAATGGGGATTTTTTACTTGTTCCGGTCAATATGACAACGGCTGAACGAATGAAAACAGGCAATTACAAGGTGAAAGAAGATGATAAAGCAACTGCAAGTGCGAAATAAATTTTCGCCTAACTTGCCAAAGGTCCAGTGTCGGCGGATGCCAATTGCTGTCGAGAATTGCCGTTTTATTAAGAAAGACGATAAAACGGGTGTTGTTACAGTAAGTGGGTATGCTGTTAAGTGGGATTCTGTCAATTATTATGGTGAAAAGTTCATTAAAGGAGCTTTTGCCGATGTTTGTGCTGCTTTTAATGCTGGTACAAAAAAAGTTCATTGTTATTACAATCATGGCTGGCGGCAATGGTATGTCGATTCGACTATCACAATGCGAATCGGCAAGATAATTAAATTGCTTGAAGATGATACTGGTTTATATCTTGAAGTAGAGCTGACCCCTGGTCTTGCTTTGGCGCAAAATGTAGCAGCAATGGTACAACATGGAACAGTTGATGGATTTTCAATTGCGTTTTATCCACCCAACGAAATTGATATGGAGAATAAAGGCACACATGTTGAAATTAAGCGTGCTGATTTATATGAAATCAGTATTGTAGATGACCCAGCGGATGATTCGGCGAGAATTATTAGCGATGATGCAATCAATGCCATTGAGTCTGAAGATGATGCTGCTGAGCTATTACGGTCCATTTTACCTGGTGGTTACGCTGAAAAATTCTTGGCACGTTGGACTAGTGTGCATCAACCTAAAGAAGACCCTGCACCTAAAGAAGATCCATTTTCTTTTTTAGATAAAATTGTTTAAAACCCCCAAATTTCAAATATAAACCCGCTTTTAGCGGGTTTTTTTATGCATAGGAAAAAATTATGACTGCATATCAAAAACTACCATTAGCTCAGCATATGAATTCTTTTAAAGGTTTAAATCCACGTGATCGTCAGGATTTGGACCAATATGCAATTCAATTGCGTGATCGTATCAGCCAATTTGACCAGCTTTTGGAACGTTATCGTGGCCGCCTTGAAGGGTTAGAAGGTTTGCCAGAAGATTTATGTGCTGATTTAGAGGCTCGCTCAAAACAAGTTGAAGAAATCGCTGGAATGATTCAAGACATTCAACAGCGAATGGTTGAAGGTGTACAGGGAGCTAATGGTACAGAGCAACGTAATGTACTAGCTGCTTTATTGCGAAATAAGGACGCTGTAGATTATGCAAAAATTATGCATTCTCGCTCAGGTAAGAAAAAAGATGCTGTAGTGTTTGAAGGTATCAACGCTCGTAACGTTATTACCTTGAAGTCGATGCCAGCTAATGCAGCTTTTGCCGAAAATGATTTAAACCGTACTGCTGTAACTCAACCTTTAAGCATTATTGACTTAATTAACTGGGGTACGACAGATGAAGCTATTCATTATTTCTTACGCGAATCTGCTTTTGATATCATGGCCGATATTGCCCCAGAAAATACTGATAAGCCTGAATCGAATTTGAATTTTGGTTTAGCAACAATGAATGTAGGGACCATTGCTCATTGGATTCGTGCTTCAAAACAAGTGCTTGCAGATATGACCTCGCTTGCAACTTATTTAGAAGTTCGTATGGCTTATGGTGTTCGTTTAAAACTTGAATACTACATTGTTAACGGTCATACCCCTGCTACTGGTGAACAAAAAATCTTTAGTGGTCTTTTGGAAGAAGATAACTACGTTACTATCACGCCAGAAGCCGATGCCACCGCTTTAGATGTTTTGAACCAAGCAAAATATAAAGCTGCTGCATCTTTTGTTCTCCCAGATACAATGATTTTAAATCCTGAGGATTGGGGGAAAATTGAGCGTATTAAAGGTGCAGATGGGCATTATATTTTTGGTTCACCAGGTGCAGTTATTCAACCAGTGCTATGGGGATTACCAGTAGTTTTCGCAGCTTCAATGCCAAAAGGTAAATACTGGGTAGGTAATATTGCTATTGGTTTTGATGGCGTTATTCGTGAAGATGTTTCTGTAACTGTTTCAACTGAAGATGGCAATAACATTACTAAAAACTTAGTAACTATCTTGGCTGAAATGCGTGCTACAGGTGCAGTTGTTTTACCAGATGCATGTGTAGCAGGTGATCTACCAGTAATTGCACCTCCAACGGGTGGTTAATATTCAATAAAGCAGCTTTAGGGCTGCTTTTTTTATGTTTTTATGCAGATTTTTGGATTCTTTATTCAAAAATCTGTCTTTTTCTTCATTTTTAGGACGTTTTTATGAGTGACTACATAACGCTTGATTTAGCGAAATCTCATTTACGCGTTTTGCATGCGCGTGATGATTCATACATTGAGTTACTGATCAAAGCGGCTTTGAAAGCAGTAACAAACTTCATAGACAAAGAGTTTTCAGAAATTCAGCAGCCAGATGGTTCATTACCGGAAGATTTAGTGTTTGCTGCTTTGTTGATCATTGGTGATATGTACCAAAACAGAGCAGCACAGACCGATGCGGCTTTATATGTAAATATTGCGTGTGAGCGGTTGATGTTTCCTTATCGAAAAATGGGGGTTTAACCCATGCATGAGAAATTTGAAGCTTGGATTAAAGCCCAGCCGTTTTATACAAAGCTGATTTATATACATGGTGAGCGTCTTTTTATACGTGACAACGGGGAATATCAGATTTTTGCAATGGAAGTTGCCTATCACGCTTGGTTGGAGCAGGGGGAGTGATTAATGCAATCTGGCAACCTAAATCAATATATTGAAGTTCAGCAAAAAATGGTTGAACAAAAGCCTGATAAGTCTGGTGACCGTGAGGAAGTTTGGGTAAATATTTTTCCCATTTACGGCCATATTACTGATTCATCTATACGTGATCTGATTGCAGCGGGTAAAGAACAATCTGCTGTAGCTTGTCGCATTCTGATTCGTCAATCAGATGTTTTGCCTGGTACAGATTGGACTAAATGCCGACTAGTTTGTGATGGGCTTTATTACCGAATTATCCGACCATTGCGTGACAATAAAACAGGCAATGAATTTTTGACTTTAGCATGTGAGCAAGGGGTCTATAAATGGCAGGATTCCAACTAGAAGGGCTTGATGAAGCTCTTAAAAAAATGGATGAAATGACTAAAAACATCCAAAAAAAGCATTTAAAGAAAGCCTTACGCGAAGGTGCAAAAATTGTTCAAAAATCAGCTAAAGAAAATGCTCAAAAAATTAATGACCCTAAAACAAGTGCTGATATTGCAAAAAATATTGTTATTCGCGCGGGTAAAACAGCAGATAAAAACTCTGTGAAGGTTCGTGTCGGAGTTAAAGATGGTGGTGAATTCTGGCGTCAGAACAAGAATGTTCAGCGTAAAGGTAAGAAACGACAGAAAAATCCACATTACACCTTTTTGGAAAATGATACTCGTCACTTTTGGTTGGTTGAGTTCGGAACAGCCAAAACTAAAGCACAGCCGTTTATGCGCCCAGCGTTAGAGTCAAATATTGACAGTGTGACAGAAGCGGTAGCCGCTAAGCTTAAAAAGGATATTTTGGGGGATATAAATTAATGTTGATTATCCCACTAATTGAAATTTGTGAAAAAGATACCGAATTAGTAGAGCTTTTGACTGATGAGGCAGGTTTAAAAGTCAGTGAATTTGATGCCAATAATACAAATGGCGCTCCATATGTTTGTTGGCAGATTATTGATGCTAATCCTGAGCAATATTTATCTGCACCTTCAGATATGGATTCAATTTATGCACAAATTGATATCTATGCAGACACTAAAGGTTCAACACGGCAAATTGCACGACTGTTAAGAAAAAACATTGAAGAGTATTGCTATATAGAAAATTACACTGGAGTCGAGCACGATTCCGAAACCAACTTATACCGTATTCGGATTGATAGCCGATGGTATGAAGAACCTTAAATTTTAAAGACCGCTGAAAGGCGGTTTTTTTATGGAGAAAATATTATGGCGCGTCGTACGCAAGGCACTGGTGTTTGGTTTGTGGATGAAGTCCCTGCAACACCAGGTACTTTTGAATTGGTTGAAGTTGACTGTCCTTTAAACTTTAAACCAGGTACAGATTCAAAAGATCGAATCGAAACAACTTGTTTAAAGCAAGAGGAAAATAAAACCTATTTGGATGGCGGTGGTCTTAAAGATCCAGGGCAATCAACGTTTGATGTTAATGCTGACCCACAAAAACCTTCACATGTTCGCCTCTACAATCTTTCTCTGTCGGGCAAAGCTGTTCAATGGATTGTCGGCTGGGCTGGGAAGACAAAAGGCAGTGTAAAAAATATTGTGCCAACTATTGATGCTCAAACTGGTGAAGTTACTTTACCTACAACTCGAAGCTGGAATAAGTTTGAAGGCTATGTAGATACTTTTCCTATGGATGTTGATGCAAACACAGTAGTCAAAAGTACCGTTACGATTCAACGCAATACTTCAGTTGAATGGATTCCTGAAACAGCTACCCCTTAACTTAAGTAATAGCCCCGAAAGGGGCTAATTTTTTGGAACTTAAAAAATGAATAAATTAAGTATTGAAGATATTTTATCTGGTGCTTTGGTTGGTAAACCTGAGTTAATTGAAGTTGATATTGTTTTAAATGGTAAGCCTTGTACTTTTGAAACTTATATTAAAATAATGGATTACGACACAGCAAAAGCACAAATGGAAGCGAACACAGAAGGTCGTGAAGGTCTGGCATCCATTCTTGCTGATTGTATTGTCACAGAAGATGGGCAACGAATTTTTACTGAAGAACAAGTGCGACAAAAATTTAATAAACATCTAATAGATGCGCTTTGGGCCAAAATTCTTGAAAAGAATTTTTTGGGAAAGTTGAATACACCGAAGAAGAGTTCAGGGAACTTGAGTTCTGGGCGGAACTCATCCAAAACGGGATCGCAGGAAAAACAATTGCGGAAGCAAAAAGAAACCTCAGTTACAGGGAGTACATCTTCTGGAGAAAGTATAGAGAAAGAAGAGGAACCCTCAACATAGGTTTAAGATTTGAGCAAGCCTTGGCAGATTTAAAGTTTATGTATGCAAAGGCTAACGATTTTGAGGTTGAAGATGTGTATGACTTCTTACCCCACGTTGATGCACCAGAAATCAGCTTTGAAGAAGCAATGCAGAATTACCGTTCTTGAAATTGAAAATTAATACCACCTGAAAAGGTGGTTTTTTATTGTCTGGAGAAAACTATGGCATCTGCTTCACTTGGGCGTTTAACTTTAGATTTAGTAGCTCAAATTGGTCAGTTTGTGGGTCCAATAACTCAAGCTGAACGGAAAGCCAAAGAGTCTACAGCCAAAATGGGGAAAGCGTTTTCAGATTTTAAAGAGCAAATGAACGCCTCCTTAGGTGGTACACAAATTGGATCAGCTATTGAAGGAATAACCGGTAAGCTTGGAGCATTACGTGGGGGTATTTTAACTGCTACGGCTTCTTTGGCTGGTATGGCGGTTGGTGGTGCTGTGGTTGCAACTGGGGCGTTAAGTCAAATGGCCCTTGATTTAGCCAAGGCAGATGCACAATTAAATACTCTATCACGTAGGGCTGTAACATCTGCTGAAAACTTTCAGATTGTTGCTGGAGCAGCAAGTGCTTTTGGTGTTGAGCAAGACAAATTAAGTGACATTTTGGCTGACACATCTGAAAAACTAGGTGAATACACTTCAACTAAAGGTGGGGGTGCAAAAGACTTTTTTGAGATGTTGGCTAACAATACAAAAATGTCAGCAAAAGAGATTGATAATTTTGCGAAAAAATTGTCAACAATGGACACCGTTGATGCTTTGGGGCAAATTACAACAAAATTAGATGATATGGGTGCAACGGCAGCGGAGAAACGCTTTGTACTTGAATCTCTTGCTAGTGATTTAGGTGATTTGGCGCCCTTATTTGCGAATAACTCTGCATTAATTAAAGAGTATGGTAACCAATTAAGAGAAGCTGGTGTAGTTCGAACACAAGAAAGTATTGATAAGTCACTGTTGCTTAATGCTCAAACTCAAGCGTTAGGAACTCAGTTTCAGGGCTTCAAAAATCAGTTAGCAAGTCAGATGACCCCAGTATTGAGTAATTTAATTCAATACTTCGTGCATGGAGCAGTAAAAAGCGGAAGTTTTGGTACTGTTTTAAGTGCTGTAGGCACTGTTGCTAAAGTCGTTGGTATTGCGATTGTGGGAGTTGCAAGTGCAGTTTCAGTAGTTATTCAGTCAATTAGCGGTTTTGCAAGTTTAATCAATCATATTGGTGTGGTTGCAGCGAGGTTAGATGCGGCAACATCAATCAGTGAACAGATTAATGTTCTTAAAACTGGCTTTAGTGAAGGCAAGGATATTTGGAATGATACTGCGGCTGGTATAGATAAAACCATTAAAAGCGCAATGGCTTTTGTAAGTAATGTCCAAACAAGCACTATGCCTACTTTGACAGGACTTTCAGCAGCGCAATTAAAGGTAAACCAGGCAAACTTAGCAAATTCAAAAAGTACAATTACTGATACTGAAACGGCTAAGGAAAATGCGAAAGCTAAAGAAGAGCAGGCAAAGGCAGCAGCAAAAGCTGCAAAGGCACAGCAAGACCTTAATAAAATGGTCGGTGCGTCGGCTCTAAGTGGTTTACGTATCAAAGGTCCGGAATCAATTGCTGGTGGTCAAGTAAGAGCTTATACAGCAAATTTTGCACAGCTTGTACAATCTGCTTTAGGTAAAGACTTAACTAGATTCACGGCATTTAATGATACATACCACAAAGGGACAAATAGTAAACATGCTACAGGTAATGCCTTTGATTTTACAATTGATGATGTCAAGAAATCAGGGCAAGCAGTTGCTCAGCTTGAACAGATGGCAAAGCGCTATGGTTTTGCTGTAAAAGTTCTTGATGAATATCGTAATCCTTCTAGTCGGGCAACTGGTGGTCATATTCATGTTTCCGTTCTGGGCTATAAGGGAACGGCTGATGCTTTAAAAGATGCAAATGCTGAACTCGACATTGTTCAAAAAGCAAATGATGAAGCATTGAAAATTCAGGAAGAGCGAGAGAAAAAGCAACTGGCAATTGCAGTTAAATATGCGACTCCTGAACAGAAATTAGCTTTAGATAATGCTGAGGCTATTAAGCAAATCAAGTTGGCCCATGCTGGTGATCAGGAAGCTATAGATAAATATCTAAAACTTCAAGAGACGGCATATCAAAAAGACTTAGATGCTTTTAGAGCTACTCAAAATGAAAAAATTATAAGTGCGACAGAAGATGCGGTACGTGCTGCTGCAAACTGGAATCAAACTTATGCTGATATTTCGGGTAATTCTGGTATTTATGGGCTTCAGCAAACAAGGAATAGTCGTTATGACGAGTCATTTGCAGTTTTTGATAGTCAATCGTCTCTTCTAGATAAGCAAGCTGAAGACCCAAATGCAGATTTACAAGCTCTGGCTGATCAGCGTGAAGCGCTTTGGCAAGAACACACCCACCGTATGCTTTTAATCGATCAAGTTTATAACCGTGATAAAGCTTCAATGGGTTTGCAAGCTGCGAATGACACTTTGAGTGGGATGACAGATTTGATGGGTTCATTGTTGGGTGAGCAATCTGCGGGTTATAAGGCAATGTTTGCTATGTCTAAAGCCTTTGCCATTGCTCAGGCGTTGATGAATGCTCCGCAAACTTTTTCGAATGTATATACATCTGTATCAGCAATACCTTTGATTGGGCCTTATATCGCGCCAGCGATGGCTGCTGCGGCTGTAGGTCTACAGTTAGCGCAAGCATCTCAGATTAAATCTGTTGGTTTAACAGGGATGGCCCATGACGGTATTGCTAATGTACCAAAAGAAGGCACCTGGCTTTTAGATGGTGGAGAGCGTGTATTAAATCCTCAACAGAACAAGGATTTTACTAATTTCATTGCCAATCAAAAACAGCAACGTGGAAGTGGCGTTAATATTAATATTAATGTTCCTCCAGGCTATACAGCTAGAGAACGTAGACTTTCTAATGGAGACGTTACTATAGATGTTGTTAAACAAGAAATTGAGCAAGCATTTACTCGATTGGGGACTCAGGCAAATAGTCATGAGTCGCAAATGATGCAACAAGGTTTTATGGTAGAACGCAATAGGGGGTAATTTTGGATAAGTTCATGCTTTGCCCCTTACAGGAGGGGTATGGCTTTACACCTGGCAATGATATACGGGAACAGCAAAATGAAGGGGGTATGCCAAGGCAGGCCCCCTTTTTTATTGGTTCGCCTCACTCTGTAACAGTTTCTGTTTTATTAAAAGATGATGAGGACCGGCAATATTTTTGGGCATTCTGGCGCACAAAACAACGTAAGCCAGAAAATTGGTTATGGGAGCTATCTTTAGACCACGGCATAGTTGAAGAGTGTGAATGTCGATTTACTTCTAGCTCTTTACCTGGTGAATCTAAACGGAATGGTGTTGTCGTTATGGTTAGTTTCCAGGTGATAGTTAAACCTATCAAACGTAGTGCTGACTTAGACCGCAACATCGTTAATGTGCGTCAAGGCATCGAATCTAACGAAGTAATTGATGACATTGAAAAAGTACCAAATGAATGGCTGCCAGATGCGTTGGGAGTAAATCAATGATTGAACTTACACCTGAACAACTTGCTGTACTTGACCAGTCAGCGGGTCCAATTGGTTGGCTTGAGTCTGTTGAAATTTCTCATCCGAATTGGCCGCAAGTTTTGCGCTATGTGGTTAATTCAAGTGAACCAATTTTATTAACACATGAGGACGGCCAAACGTTTGAATATGTCTATGTACCTTTAACGATTAACAGAGGCGGTGATGAGGATAATCTTGATCAAAAGCTTACGGCTGTTATCGGTGATGTGGGCACCATTGTTCCGGATTTAATAAAGTTGGTCCTTCAGGATGATGAAATTACTCCACCTATTTTAAATTACCGTGCATACATTATTGGCCGTTATGACGTACCTGCTTATGTAGTAAGGGACTTAGAAGTTGTGACGGTAACACGTGACTATCGTGGATCTAGTTTTGAAGCACAAGCACCAGGTTTAAATGATTCAGGGAATGGGGAAATCTATTCCGCTAGTACAGATGAAAGTTTAGAAGGTTTTTATGCATGAATATCAGCAAACTTTTTTACTGTAAGTATGATCCTGAAAAATTTCACTGTGTCCATTTTGTTATTAAAGCAGCCAAATATATTTATGGACAAGATTATTCACCGTGCTTTGTTGGGTTATCTAGTCCATTAAGTGAAGCAATTAAAACTTCAAGAGAAACGGTCCATCAAAACAAGCGTATTGATAGGCCCAAAGAAGGTTGCATAGTCCTAATGACATATATGAATGAAAGCTCCCATGTGGGGCTTTTTTTTCAGGGCAAGATTTTTCATTTAAGTGAATGCGGAGTTCAGCGCATTACAGTTGAGCAAGCCAAAATTTGGTTTAAACGGATTCGATATTATGAGCCGAATTTACATCATTAAGAATGCTTTAGACCAACAAGAGAAAATTACAGTTGAGTCTGAAAATATTCTTTATACATTTTTGCAAGAAAAAACCAAGCATCCCCAGGCGAAAATCTATAAGGGCAATCCTTGCCCTGAAAATGATATAACCCCAACGCGTGATAATCGTGCATCAATTGCCCGTCTTATGGAGATGGATGATGAATGTACGATTGTTCGTTATCCTGGTGAGTTGTCCTCTACAGTAACTTGGATTGCTACAAAGTTGCTTGGTCAAGCTGTCTCTGCTTTGGTGAAAGTGCCAAAAGCACCGACAAATAATAGTTCGTTGACAGGTTCAAGTAATAACAATTTATCGAACCCGGAAAACCGTCAACGAATTAAACAACGTGTTCCTTATATTCTTGGTGCACCTAAAGCAATTCCAGATTTATTTGCTCCTCCTTATCGATATTTCAAAGATGGGGTAGAGGTTGAAGAGCTTTTATTAAGTGTTTGTGAAAACCATGTAAAGCTGTCTCAATTTAAGACCGGCGATACGCCAATTCAGGAAATACCAGGAACAAGTTTGTCGGCTTATGGCTTAAATCAAAGTCTGGTTGGTACTGAAACAATTTTTAAATGGGGAGATACTTTCACCGAGCCTCCAGTAATTGCTCGGCAGTGTGATTCTATTAATGGTCAAACAGCTTTGCCGCCTAATAGCACACGTGTTGAAGCTGGAGATATATATTTCCAATATCCGAATATGATAAAGGCTAATGACCAGGGCACGGCAGATCGTTTTAACTCATTCAATATTAATGAAGCTTTGATCATTAGCGGGGCAAACTTTGGTGTTGGTGACTTATCCATAACAGGTCAAGTTACTGTTGATCCGGTAAACAAGACGTTTGCTATTGAATCAACACAAAATGTCCTGGATTATCATAATTACCGAAAAATTAATGTGACTTCATTGCTTGTCACTGATCCGATAAATGAGCAGCTTGATTTAGCGGGTTTGTATGATATTGATTCAATCACATATGCATCAAGTATCTATACAATCCATTTGAGAAATCCTGTAGCAACTAACACCAATTTTTCAAAAGTAACTGAGGTATTAACTTCCACAATATCGGCAAATCTAACTGCAAACACAGCAAACATCTTTTTAGATGGTGAATATGTTGTAACGGGTGTTGATACCGTTAATAAGCAGCTTACTTTAGCAACGCCTAGCGGTGTAAATTCCGATTGGAATAAGTTAGCAGACTTAGAAGATCAAAAAACCAGTACCGGCAATATTAAGCTTCGCGGAAGCCAGGATAACTGGATTGGTTGGTTTACAATTGCTTCACCAAAAGCGACAGGGCTTTTATTAAATTTCCAAGCATTAAATGGGATTTATCAAGGTTCAGACGCCAAATTTGTGGATATCTTTGTTGAATATCAACAGGTCGTTTCTGATAATCCAACCGGACCAGTATTTAACCAAACGATACGCTTAAATGGTAAAGCTAATAACCGTGACAGTGTTGGTGGATCGATGTGGATTAACTTGCCGTTTTCGGGCGCTGTTCGTTTCCGTGCAAGACGTGTTAATGATAATGGTGATGCGGTAGATTTATCTGATGAAGTTAAATTCTATACAGCTTACGCAATTCGCTATCTGTCTAAACTGGTGTATGACAACCGGGTAATAATACGACAACGTACCCAGGCAACACGTGCAGCTACTGCTGTTGATACACGGCAGACAAACTGTATTGCAGAGAGTCTTGTTTATTCATATCGCGGGGGTGTACGTTCTGCTGATTTGATACCATCACGCAATATGGCTGATCTCATCATTGACCTGGCTTTGAATAAACTTATTGGCCGACGCACTTTAAATGAAATCAATACTGAAGAAATTTATCGTGTATTTGATGATGTGGTTGAATATTTTGGCTCATCCAAGATGGCTGAATTTAACTACACATTAGACAATGCAAATCAGTCATTTGAAGAAATTTGCCGAATGATGGCGGGTGCATCCGGTTGTAATGAACGTCGTTTAAATAGGGCACTCTACTTTGATTTTGAAAGGGCAGATCGGCAACCAATATTGTTATTCAATCATCGGAATAAGAAAGCTAAATCTGAAGTTAGAACATATAACTTTAAGGTTGAGAATAATTATGATGGTGTCGAAATAACATATGTTGATAGTGAAGCAGGGTGGATTGAAAAGACTTTGAAAATCCCGAATGATCAAATCACGAACCCGAAAAAAATCGATGGTTATGGAATTGCCTATAAAGAACAGGCTCATATCATCGGCTGGCGTGCCTGGAATAAACTGAAGTATCAGCGAGTCAATTGTAAGTTTGACTGCTTTGCTGAAGGCGAGCTAACAGAACGCGGGGACCCAATCATTGTGGTTGACGATACCCGTTTGTCACCTATTGCCTTGGGTGATGGGTCAATAACGTCTGGAGAAATTACTGCGTGGAACGGCTTAACTATTGAAATCAGCCAGCCATGTACTTTAACAGCAGGTCATGATTATGTGATTCATCTACAAAAGAAAAGGGGTTTTACTGATCAGATACCAGTTAGCCAGGGTGCAAGTGAGTATGAGCTAATTTTGGCACGTCCACCGCTTGAAGCATTGGTAACAGAAGGTGAAGTAAAAACCGTTTATTCAATCACTGTGGACGATCGGCAAGATGAAGAGTTATTTCTAGTCTCTACCAAAAATCGCAACGGTGTTTTTGAAAATTCAGTATCAGCAACCAATTTAGATGAGCGTTACTATCGAAATGATAAGGACATCATCAATAACCTAATTTAAACCCGAAATGAAATTGAAGCCCTGCGTTTAGCAGGGCTTTTTTTTGGAGAAATTTTTATGGCGATTATCACTGAAGAAAAGATGCAGAATCTTGATCGCGATATCAAGGACATTGGTGAGGCGAATAATGAAGATAAAGTCATTAATCCTCGGTATGGTGCGCCTTTTAAGTCTTTACCAATGCTTTCAAGACTTTATGAGGCCATGATTGCCACAGGATACCTTGTTATTGATGACTTGCAGGCCGCAATCGATATTGCTTTAGAAGCTGGTGCTGGTGCTGCTGGTTGGACGGCTGATTTAGTTACTTATAATAACCAGACCCAAGCCCAATTCAATGACAAATACAGTAAATTTAAACAAACTGAGACAGGCGCAATTGAGCGTGATTTATCAATCCGTGCTCGTGATATTCAATATGTTGATGATTATAGCTCTTTACAATCTGCTTTTAATGCAAAACGCACCGATACGATTGATATAAAGATTGGAAAAAAACAATATATTTTGTCATCACCGCTATCTATATCCTCATATCATTTTATTGAGGGTGCAGGTTTTAATTCAGATTTAAAATTTACAGCAGCTGGAAGTGGGCTTGTTTATACAGCAGCATCTGGGGTGCAAGATGATCATTCTCAGCGCTATCTAGGAAATTTTCAAATACGTGGAAATAATACAGTAGCTGGGTACCTTGATGCTAAGAATGGAACGACAATTGGTTATCAATACACATCAACAGGTCATTTCTCAGACACTTATAATATGTTATTTAATGGGCATGAAATTGGCTTAAAGATTGAAAAATCTTTTACTAATAGAAATAACCATGCATATTATCGCTCCTGTAAGACTGGTCTCTATTTAAAAGATACAACCTCCCATAGAGAAGATATGGTTTATGCCCGGTATAATAGTGACCATGCAATTCTTATAGAAGGAACCACTCAAAATGTACATTTCTCTGGTGGAGCTATTGAGGGCAATCGCGGAACTGCAATTACTTGGCGAGCTATTCCATCTGAAGCATTCCCAAAATTAATACTTGATGATGTTTACTTTGAATCAGCAGGTGATAAAGCCGCTAATGTTCCAGCAATCTCAATTCAAGAATATGCAAGAATGCATGTGGATGTTCGTGGCGGCAATTTATGGAACAATTCTTTATCCGGAATTGTGACCGGCGTTTACAAATGGGGAAATAGTGTTTCTTTTAGTGGTTCGACGATTAATGGTTTTCATTATGCGAAGAGAATGAGGGTAAGGGATTGTACGGATTATGCTTCGTATAATACGGACTATGAATTAAGTAATGCATTGTTAACGGGGCTAGCTGAGCCAACTCTTATGCTTGAATATTGCCCAGCTTATCGAGATAACGGGTTCGGTCCAGTATTTCAGGTTCCATTAGCAGGTCGATCTACAAAATATCTAGGAACCTCAAATGAAGCTACATTGAATTACCCACATATCTTGTCCAAATCACCATCTGTTAGTACTAGTGAGAACTTGGGTCTAAATTATGGCGAGGGTAGCTGGACGGATATTAACTTTACAGTTGGTGGTAGCTATAATAATGATTACGCTCAACTATCTAATATAATTGACAGCACAAGTGATTACCCTGCTAAAGTCTTTGTTTTTCTACTGCGACCGAGTGCTGATTGCAAGATAGGAATAATTTCGGCAGGCAGTCAAACACAAAATATTGCTTACTTTTCTTTAAAGTCAAATACAACATATCGTATATGTTGCTTAGCTAATCGAATTTCTTCGGGTAATTATATGACGCGAATCTTTTCGATTGATGGTGCTTGTATATTGTCATATTTCCCTATATTTCTAGGCAAGTATAAAAGGACACAGGATGCTATAAATACAGCTAATATGTTTTGTTTGGGCGCAGTTTAGCGCCCAAACATATTTATTTAATTAAAATTTTCGCTAATTTGTTGGAAAAGTATATTGATAAATCATCAATATATTTACTGTAGTAAGAGGAAAAGATTAAAACACATATAAACGTGATTGCGCATGACACGAGAGAAGCTGAGACAAAAGTGAAATTATGTGCTAACAAGTAATTGAAAATCGGTATACATATTATGTAAATAAGTGAGAGGTGAACCAAATAGATAGCAAATGAAACTTTACCTAACCATATCAATGGTTTTTTATCCAAAATCTTATCTATAATTTTTGATTTTAAAACAGCGAAAACAACAAGAATTCCACCAAAAAAATTAAGGTATTCATAGGTTTTTTCACCTAAATAGCTGCTAAATAGAGAATAACTTGCACTATTGTTGTGTGCACCACAGAAATAAAGTCCAAGAATAAATATCAATATACTTAAAACTTCAGGAATTTTATTTCGGAAGAAATAAAAATAGTGACCGATAATGAAACTATAAAAACCGAGCTGAATTTGCTCAGGTATTTTAATGGAGACAATGGCGATAATTAATAAAAAAAGATGTCTTAGTGCTGGCTTATATTGTAGTAAGCAAGCAATATAAATAATAAAAGAACCTATTAGCTCAATTCGCATAGTCCACAGCGCGCGATTGTAACGCTGATCTCCTGTTGCAAATGCTCCAACGGTTCCGTTATAAATTGCATCAAAAAGATTAGGCTGTATTTTAACTATTTGAATAGCTTCTGCTGTTTTAGATACATCAACATTAACCTGCAAACAAAGATACATTAATAAGCAAGAAAAGAGGGCTGGGATTGCTAATCTTGGATATCGTTTAACAATCGATATTTTAAATCTTTTAAAATAGTCCGTTGTTTTTAATGATGAAAGTGTAAGCACATAGCCGCTTAAAACAAAAAAAATGAAAACAGCCCCAGTTCCTGAATACAAAAATGCAAAAGGAGAGTTATAGACACTTTCTGCAAATGCAAACTTCGGTAGTTTTGATTCGTAAAAACTATGTAACTGAGGGTAAAAAGTTCCAAATAAATGTGAGAAAACGACTGCTATACAAGCTAGGCCGCGTATACTTTCGGCTGAATGTAATTTTTCCATTACTTTTTTGATTAAAGTTAAAATTTCGTTAAAGCTAGCAGATAAGTGCTTTAAATTCTATTGTTTTGATTTATATTTGCTCAAACTTGTTTTGGTATTTTTTTATGATTGGGAAAATAATTTTACTTATATCGGTTATTTTGACATTACTTTCAATTGCAGCTGTTTTTGTTGGAGGGGGTGAATTCTTTATTATTCTCTCAGGACTTCTATTGGTAGCAGATGTGCTGATATATAAAATCTTTGATATTAATTTTTATTAAATAGAAATTATTTGATTATTCAAGTAAACAATTGACACAAAGCTCGCATTCGCGGGCTTTTTTATTGCCTAAATTCTGGAGAAATGGGTATGGCAGAACCAGCAACATCAACAAGCACAGCAACTTACGGTCTAGTAACAAATTTAGCAGGGGGTGGGATGGTTTTATATGGCGGTCTTTCTACAACTGAATGGATGGCTGTAGTGGGAGGTATCTGTGCATTTGCAGGCTTAATAATTCAAGTGTGGTCCGCTTATCGAAAAGATCAGCGGGATGAAGAGTTACATAAAAAATTAATGGGTGAAGATAGTCATGACAAACAAGACTAAGTTATTTGTAATTGGTTCAACTTTAGCCGCCTCGATGGGCGGTTTTTTTATTTTTGGGCCTAGTGATCAACAAGTACAGGCGACAGCAGAAAAAGAGGGTTATACACCAAAGCCGATTATTCCGGTGAAAGGCGACCGTCCGACTATCGGTAATGGCACAACATTTTATCCAAATGGCCGTGCGGTAAAGATGAATGACCCAGCCATTACACGAAAGCAGGCTTTTGAGTATTTGAAATTCACAATGAATAAAGATGCTAAAGCATTCAATAAGACATTGCTGAATATTCCGATTTCACAAGCTGAATATGACCTTTATCTAGATTTTACTTATCAGTATGGGATTGGTGCCTGGTCTGGCTCATCCATGCTGAAAAATCTAAAAATTGGAAAATATAAAGCTGCTTGTGAATCGTTATTGAAATGGAAATACGTTGCAAAGCGTGATTGTTCAATCCGTTCCAATGGTTGTTATGGGGTTTGGGTACGTCAAGTTGATCGTTATCAAAAATGCATGGGGGCTAATTCATGACTTGGATTTTATTAAATAAACGTTGGTCTTTAATTATCCTCTTAACGGTCCTTTACATCATTCAAATAGGGTACACCAATCATCTAGCGGGGAAGTTGAGACAAGCTGGTCAGCAATGCATGGCCCAAATACAAGATATTGAGCGTAAGCAGGTAAAAGCCCTTGCTGAAGCTCAAAATGAGCTAAATAAAGTGAGTGCCGATTATGAGCAATATAAGTCAGAGCAACGTACAAAAATCGAATATGTTGAGCGTGAAGTGCAAAAGATCGTTGAACGTCCTGTTTATAAGTCTGCTTGTGTTGACACTGATGGCGTGCAGCAAATCAACGATCTTATCAAAGCCGGTAATACCAGCTAACCTAATGCAACAATGCCCTAATTTGAATGAATTAACGGGCACAACGGGCAAAGATTGGATGGTTTGGTCTGTTGATACGGTTGCTAAATATAATGATTGCAAAGCCCGTCATGGTGGAGTTATAAAAGCCCTCAATTGAGGGCTTTTATATGTTTTATTACATCTTAGAGATTTCTGCCCAAGCTTTCAAAACAATTGTTGTGACGAAAGAAAACCAAACTTGATATTCTTTTACCTTTGCACTCAAAGGTGATTTTTTAGCTTTTTCTTCTGCTAACTTTGGATCTTTTATATCTATTAATTCTTTTACTAATGGTGTGATTTCTGCAATAGATATTTCTTGTGGTAGTTTGTCTTTAATTGTTTCTAAGAATAAATCTAGAGTGGGGTTGTAGTTACCTTTGATAACAAGACCAGTCCCTCCATTATTTGAAAAAACGCTTCTAGAGATATGGCTGCGCTCACCTTTTCCTAATTCAACTATTGCACCATCTCCTTTGTTTCCAGAAACTTCTAAGTCTTCTAATTTTACGTGATATTGATCGTTATCATGATTTTGATTATTTGACATTTTGATTACCTTTTCATTATTAAGTATTTAATATAGTCGCTACTTAGAAATAGTCAACATGCCTTCCCAAGTAAAATAATTATTAGACTTTAGATTTTGAGACATCGACCATGATCGGTTTTGATACATACTCCCACCAAATCCAAGTTTGAACTTTCCGAATTTCCCTTGTATCCCTTCAATAGCCTGCATCAAATTTTCTGTTTTTTCTAATTCACTATAATCTGTTAGTAAGTCATAAGTATAAGTGTGCTTACTCTCCAGTGCAGTCAAAACTACTCCACATTTCTTGAAGTCCACACCAGGCTTATAAATATACTCCATCATTCTTGTTGTTGCTTTAACAAGCTTTCTAACGTCGTCAGTAGGTACGGCAAACGATTGTGATAATTCTTTTTTATAATAGGGTTTATGCACATCAAAAGGGCTAGAGTGAGCAAAACCAATAATACAGCCGCATAGGGCTTCATCTTTTCTAATTCGTGTGAATGCCTCTTGTGTACGTCGTGCAATCGCTTCTTTTAAGTCATCCTTATCAGTAATTTTTTGCTTAAACGCACGTGATGAAATGATTTGCTTACGAGTGGGTGGCGTGTCTTCAATTTCAATGCAAGCGATGCCGTTTAGCTCCAGCACTGTACGCTTCATAACGACACTAAACATTGATTCCATGTGATATGGGTTTGACATCATAAGATCATAAACTTTAGTAATTCCCATTGATTCAAGTTTTTTAGCATGCTGGCGGCCTACGCCCCAAACTTCAGAAACGCTGGTCTGTTTATAAAGCAAATCTCTTATATTGGTTGGGAACGATGTAAGGTTACATACGCCATCAAATGTTTTATAAGTTTTTGCAAGATGATTAGCCATTTTAGCTTCTGTTTTACTTCGGCCAATACCGACACATACGGGCAGACCGATCCATTGCCATATTCGAGTTTTCATTAGCCTGGCATAAGCGTCTAAATCATAGTGCTGTTTGTATGCTGTGAGTTCTAGGAAAGCTTCATCAATGCTATAAGTCTCATGTTCTTTGTCAGTAACAAACTGCTTTAAGATTGCATGAAATCTTTTGCTCATTTCTGCATAAACGGGGTAATTGCTGGAGAGTACAGCGACATTATGTCTTTTAACTAAATCAATAATTTTAAATAAAGGGTCGCCCATTTTGATGCCAATTGCTTTGGCTTCTTGAGAACGTGCAACAGCGCAACCGTCATTGTTGGAAAGCACAATTACGGGTTTATTAATTAATTGAGGGTTGAAGAAACGTTCTATACTTGCATAGCAGTTGTTTACATCAACCAAGCAAAAAACACGCGGTTTCATCTCATAAATTGATTACGTTACAAATTCAAGTTAATGGTAGAGATGAGCTTTCAAAAATTCAAATCATAAAAATCTTTGTAAATCAGAGACACGACAATTAAAGACGCTAGACTGGTTGCATTTGGTCGGAAATTCCGCAACTCTAAGCATGCAAAAGTGAATTAATAGAAGTTGGTCATGACAGGTTTTTTGACAGGCACATCTTATAAACAGTAAAATACAATTCAAGCTAGGGGATGTAAGTTATTGATTTCTAGTATCAGTAATTTAATTGTATTTAATAGTGTTTGATTGTTTCGGGTTCAACTCCCGTCATCTTTATTTTTTGAAGTGGGTACAGTTCAAACTATACCCAAAAAATTAATAACTATTAACCCGCTTCCTCTTCTTCAATTGTTTTCCTAATAGACTCATCTTGTTTTCGAAGATAGCTTTGAAAAATAGCAGCCTCAATCTCATCATCTTCGCTTTTGATGTTTCCTATGGCTAGTAATAATTTATCAATTGCATAAATCATTGTCTTAAACTCAAAATCATAATATGAATTATCATAACTTGGTGAGCTATCAATTATAGTTTTTAGCTTCTGAAGCCCTTCTTTATAAGATTTTAAAAGATCTTTTGCAAAATTAGTATCAAACCCTGGTGTCTTATAAATTGCACTACCAGATTTTTCTAATACATACAAAGATTCTTGGCCAATACAATCAATCACAATTTTAGATTTTGAAAGCATAAAATTATC